ATGCACACGCGAACATTGCGTGAGCAAGATCATCGAAGGCTTGAACCTGACGGCGCGGGGACAGCGAATCGAACCGCACGAACACCAAGTGGACGCGATCCACCATGCGCTGAACACGAACCGCTGCCTCCTGCTTTCTCCTACTGCAAGCGGAAAGAGCCTGATCATCTATGTCCTTGCAAGGGCATATTCGACCTTGCTCAACATGATCGACTCCGATGCAGGAGCAGAGCCACGCAGGACTCTCATAGTCGTTCCAAGCATCTCGCTCGTCACGCAGTTGTACAACGATTTCAAGGACTATTCCGCCAAAGACCCGCTTGGGTGGAATGTGGACGATTTCGTCCACAAGGTCTACGGTGGCGAGGAGAAGGACGATCCAAGCAAGCAGATAGTGATCACCACATGGCAGTCGATCTACAAGTTGCCCAAGGACTATTTTGATCAGTTCGGTGCGGTCTTCGGGGACGAAGCGCATCTCTTCAAGGCAGCAAGCCTGACGAGCATCATGACGAAGTTGACGAACTGCCCATACAGGATTGCCCTGACGGGAACGCTTGATGGTACGCAGACGCACAAGTTGGCAATCGAAGGTTTGTTCGGAACCGTCAAGCAAGTCACGACAACCAAGGACTTGATGGAGAAGAAGTTGCTCTCAAACCTTGAGATCGACTGCGTTCTCCTCACCTATCCCGATGAGATAGCAAAGACAGTAGCAGGGCTTCCCTACCAAGAGGAACTTGATTGGATCGTCAATTGCGATGGTCGAAATGCCCTGATTTCGAAACTAGCCTGTTCAACGAAGGGCAACACGCTAGTCCTCTTTCAATTCGTTGAGAAGCACGGCAAGCCCCTGCATGAGAGAATCAAGGCGGATGCAGGGGAAAAGCGCAAGGTCTTCTATGTTTCGGGAGAGACAGAGGGAGAGGTGCGGGAGGAGATTCGGCAGATCACCGAGCAAGAGGACAACGCGATCATCGTTGCTTCCTACGGGACATTCTCAACGGGAATCAACATTCGCTCGTTGCGTAACATCATCTTTGCGTCCCCGTCAAAGAGCCGCATTCGTGTCTTGCAGAGCATCGGTCGGCAACTTCGCAAGTCGGAGCGCAAGGACAAGGCTCGGCTCTATGACATTGCGGATGACCTTCATTGGAAGTCGAAGAAGAATCACACACTCAAGCACTTCATCGAAAGAGTGAAGATATACAACGAGGAATCCTTTGACTACAAGATGGTCAAGATTCCCATCAAGGAGGTTCTATGACGCAGTTCTCAAAGGATGGATTGCCTCCCGCCACCAAGATCGTCCGTCTTCGAAACGGCGAAACATTGATTGCCACCATGCAGGGTTTCGGCAAGGAAGCGGACCATGTGCTGCTTGAGAAGCCCATGTCAGTTGTGTCGATGCCCGTACTCAACAAGGCAGGGAAGGTCGAAAGAGTCGGGGTCTACCTCAAGGATTGGATCGAATACACGAACGATACATACTTTACCGTATCGAAGGACATGATCCTCACGATTGCGGATCCTGACGAGAAGATGATGGCGGATTACATCGAAGCAAAGATACATTCCGATCTTCAGAAGGCGCAGGACGAGTTGAAGGAAGTGATGAAGGAATACATCTCAAAGATGGAATTTCCGAACATCCCCATGCCGAATGACGATGACAAGCAAGTCGAAAGTGGGTATACTTCCGAAGCAAATGAGTCAGACGAAGAAGAAGATGAGGGGGATGACGAGGATGACGGTCTGCCTTGGTGGAACGGCAACCCTCGGGTACGGTTCTGACGGGTACTGGTAGTACTTATAGAACCTTTCATTTCATACTGGACACCGGTATTTAGGGGTCAGTCGGCAACACACGCGAAAATTATTCTGGTTTACATCAAATTGTGGAGGAAAATATGGGTAGAAGCAGCAGCCATTACATAGACAATCAAAGATTCCTGAAAGAGATAATCGATCACCGCAAGGCGGTCAACAAGGCAAAGAAGGCAGGGGAAAGACCGCCAGGTGTCACGGACTACATCGGGCAATGCTTCCTTGACATAGCGAACAACCTTGCCAAGAAGCCCAATTTTGCAAATTACAGTTTCAAGGAAGAGATGGTGGGGGATGCCGTTGAGAACTGCATCATGTATGCCACCAACTTCGATCCAAAGAAGTCAAAGAACCCATTTGCATTCTTCACGCAGATCACCTTCTATGCCTTCCTGCGCCGCATACAGAAGGAAAAGAAGCAACTCTACATCAAGTTGAAGTGCTTTGAGGACAGCGATCCAACAGGCAAGTTCAGAAACTGGATGGAAGACGGCAAGGTCGATACCACATCGGATGAGATAGCGGAGATGATCGGTCTGTCCGAAACCGACATGGCGAATTTCAACAAAGAGAAGCAGAGCAAGTTGAAAAAGAAGAAGCGCAAGCGAAGCAAAACCTCCAACAATATGCTTGACGACTTCATGGATGAGTGATAGACTTACCCATTACAGATGAGAATAGCCATCATCACAGATACACATTTTGGGGCAAGATCCGATTCACCGATCTTCCTTCATCACTTCTTTGATTTCGTTGAGGATGTGTTCTTGCCTTACCTTGAGGAACACAAGATCGACACCGTGTTTCACTTGGGTGATCTGCTTGATCGCAGGAAGTTCGTGAACTTTGCCACCCTCAACGAGGTACGCAAACGCTTCATCCTGCCCTTGACGGAGCGGTGCAAGGTCTATGCGATACCTGGCAACCATGATGTCTACTTCAAGAACACGAACCAAGTGAATTCCATGCGGGAACTGTTCTCAACGGACTTCGGGGATGGGCTGCTTGAGCATCCCAAAGTCTTGGAGTTCGATGGCTGCAAGATCGCGTTCGTTCCTTGGATCACGAAGGACAACCATGACGAGTGCATGGAGTTCATCAAAAAGGCAGCGGAAGACAAGGTTCCCTTTCTCATGGGTCACCTTGAGTTGAACGGATACGAGGTCATGCGCGGCGTGAAGCATGAAGACGGGATGGATCCTGCCGTGGTAAAGGACTTTGAGGCGGTCTTGAGCGGACACTTCCACCAGAAGCAAAGCAGGGGAAATGTCCATTATCTCGGCACTCCCTATCAGATCACATTCGCTGACCTGAATGAGCCAAAGGGATTCCATGTGCTTGACACGGATGACCATACATTGGAGTACATACGGAATCCGCTGACGATCTTCACGCAACTTGTCTATGACGATTCAAGCACGGACTACACGGAGTATGACTTGGATAAGTACAAGTATACCTTCGTTCGCATCGTTGTACGCAAGAAGGACAATCCCGTGATGTTCGATTCGATGCTTGATCGACTCACGAACCTCGGGGTATACGGAGCAACGGTCATAGAGGACAAGGAAATGGGAATCACCCTCACGGAACAGGTCGATGTGGCACAGGACACCCTGACCATCATCAACAACGAGATCGATCAACTCAAGGTGAGCAATCCCAACAAACTCAAGAACATTCTCAAGGAACTTTACTTGGAATCACTTTACGCTTAAGGAGCAAACATGTCACTACCAATCAAACTAGTCGGTCTACAGGGCGGCGAACAACTCATTGCACAGATAGTGAGCGAGGATTTTGACAAGGGTGTTGTAACCATCAAGAATCCCGCAATTCTCATTCCCGCAGGACAGGGCAAGTTGGCTCTTGTTCCTTGGCTTCCCTATACCGAGGCAGAGAACGGCATCACGGTTCGTGGCGTGAACTTCATCGTTGCTCCGCAGGAAAGCCTTATCAGCGAGTACAACACGGGGTTCATCTCAGGTCTCGTTGTGCCGTCCAAGAAGATCGAAACCGCACCAGCAGGACTCAAACTCGTAACTGAATAAGAAAGGAGGCTCCTATGGAATTCATTCAGAACGCCCTTGGAACTTTCTTCTACACGGTAGTCGTATTCATCGCCGGTGCGATGATCGGCGTTCCGCTGTGGAAGTGGGTCTCGCCCAAGTTGCCTTGGAACAAGTGATTTGAAGACTGTATTTCCCTGTAGGGAGCGATTGTATACATGATTAGATTCAAGAAATTGAGATGGCGCAATCTGCTCTCTACAGGGCAATACTTCACCGAAGTCGATCTTGCAAA